ACTGACCAGACACAACTCCTTGCGGACGCAATCGCCGCATCCACTAAATACCCGATCTTCTGGGTTAATGTCTATACCGACGCAGAGGGGACGAAGCACAAGATCCCCGCGCTGAACCGGGACATCTGCCAGCGGCACGGCTGGGGCGCGGGATCCGGGGACGACTTCAAGGCGGGCTTCTATGCGGCGACGCAGGATCGGGCGGTCATCGAGGAGATGATGCGCGCCGCCGGTGGTCGAGCGACAGCGATCGGCGTCGCCACCGGCGCGGCAGGGCTCGTCGTGATCGACGACGACCGGGCGAAGAAGCAGGACGATGTCGCCGAGGCGTTCTTCGCCCGGCACGCTGCGGAGCTCGCGCAGGCGCGGATCCACCGGACGACCAGCGGCGGGCTGCATTTCATCTTCGCAGCGTCCGACGCAAAAGTGGTCTCGTCGCGAAAAGCGTCGGACGCGATCGACATTCGCGCCGCCTCCGGGTTCGTCGTCTGGCCTCCGTCGCTGGGCTACAGCATCGAGCACGATGTCGATCCGCCGGTGATGTCGAAGGCACTGCTCGCGGATCTCCTGCGGATGCAGACCGCCTATCGCGCCACCGGCGCGGCGGATGCGGGCGCGGACCTGTCCGGCGTCGATGAGGGCGAGCTCGAGAAGCGGATCCGCTCCGGGGCCGACTTCCACTATACGACGCTCGAGCTGACGAAACGCTGGGCGCTGGCCGGGATCGAGCACGACGAGGCGCTGGGGCGGCTGCACGCGCTCTACGATGAGGCGCGGCCTTCTGGCGGTCCATTGCTCGGACGGTGGCAGAAGGCGCGCAAGGACGCAGAGCGGGCGCTCGACGGCGCGATGCGCCGGTTCAAGCCGCGCGACGAGCGCCTCGTGCTCGACACGCTGGCGCGCCTCCTTGGCGAGGAGGATCCCGAGATCCCGATCGAGGAGGTCGAGCCCGAGCTGGATCCGGTGCAGGGACACGTTCCGCGCCCGCTCGACCAGTATGAGCCGCGCCGGTGGCTGCTCGGCAGCATCCTGATCCGCCAGTTCGTCTCGGTCCTCGCCGGATCCGGGGGCGGCGGCAAGACCTCGCTCGCGATCGGCTGGGCGCTGTCGCTGGCCTCTGGCAAGCCGATCATGGGCGAGCGCGTCGGCAAGCCGCGCCGCGTGCTGATCTGGTCGGAGGATCCGCCCGAGGAGCTGGCGAAGCGCGTCGACGCCGCGATGAAGGTTCACGGGCTGACGCGCTCCGACATCGAGGACCGGCTGATCGTCGTCTCCATCGACGAGCTCAAGATCACGATCGCCCGCTTCTCGCAGGAGCTGCGCGAGGTGATCGCGGTTGATCTCCCGGCGCTGCGCGACATCATCGTGCGGAACCGCCTCGATGTCGTGATGCTGGATCCTATCGCCGAGCTGCACGAGCTCGAGGAGAACGACAACGTCCAGATGGCGAAGCTGATGGGCATGATCCGGTCGGTGGCGCGGGAGACGAAGGCGGCGATCCTGCTCCTGCATCACGCCTCGAAGGCGTCGGTCGCGTCGGGCAAGCAGAGCTCGGCGACGGCGACCCGCGGCGCGGGCGCGATCGTGAACTCGGCTCGGGTCTCGATGGTCCTCAACGAGATGACGGCGAAGGACGCGGAGGATCTCGGGATCCCCGAGGACGAGCGCCCGCTCTATGGCGAACTGACGCGCCCGAAGGCGAACATGGGCCCGAGGACGTTCGGGGGCGATTTCCTCAAGGTCGAGCTGGTCCCGTTCGGGAACGGGGACGCGGAGAACGACGAAGATGTCGTCGCGGTCTCGGTCCCGTGGAAGCCGTCTCCCGCGTCGCAAGCGGAGCGGGTCGGAGACCTGGTCATCGCGGTGAAGACCTTGCAGGCGCTGCCCCCGCAAGAGCGCCGCACGAAGGGCTCATCCCGCGCCGACTATCCCATCGCGAAGGCGCTGGGGCTGGACCTGGGCTATGAGAAGGCGAAGGCGGATCTGACGAAGGAGGAGAGCGCAGCGCGCGGGCGCGTGACGGCGGTCCTCTCCCAGCTCGTCGGCATGGGCGCGCTCGAGGTCATCGACTTCAAGGACCCGGGACCGGGCAAGAACCACGGCAAGGCATACGAGGTGACCAAGGGCGGTCTCGCTCTGGTGCAGAACATGATGGACGGAGGTGACGAATGAACCGGGGGAAGATCCTCTCGCTGGCGGCGGACTATGTGATGCGGGACCGGGCAGCGATGCACGGGGACGCGGAACGCAATTTCGAGACAATCGCCCGATACTGGTCGATCCACCTCGGGATCGAGATCAGCGCGCCGGATGTCGCGATCCTGATGGCGCTCCTCAAGGTCGCACGCCTCAAGAGCAACCCCGGCAACGCGGACAACTGGGTCGATGGCTGCGGTTATCTGGCCTGCGGTGGAGAGGTTGCAACGACGCTTGCAGAGGCCCGCACCGGTTCCGAGGAGCGCGTCTGATGGCCGCGCTCGAGATCCTCGGAGAGGACAGGAGGAGGACAGAAAACGTCCCCTCCCTGACCGCGCTAAAAACCCCTGAAAACTTGGGAGGGGAGGACAGGTTTCCCTATATACTTCTCCTCTCCTCCCCTCCCTGTCCGTGGCCGGTTGGAACCCCGAGGGGAAACCCCGCTAAAGCGGGGGTTACCCCTACTGGGTTCTGGCCGATTTTGGCCTCCCTCCTGACCTTCTGTCCTCCTCTGTCCTCCTCGAAGGAAGCAACCTGATGGCGCGGTATCTCGGAATTGATCCCGGCCTCGGCGGCGGGCTCGCGGTCATCGACACGAAGGAGGGCGCGCCCCCCGCGTTCGTCGCTGGGATCCGCGTCCCGGTCGTCCGGCACAAGGGGAAGGGGATGGTCGACGCCCGCGCGTTGCTCATCTGGATGACGCAACAGGGCCAGATCGACCAGGCGGCGATCGAGCAGGTCGGCTCCCGCCCAGGACAGGGCGTCGTCTCGGCGTTCACCTTCGGTAGGGCCACCGGCGCGGTCGAAGCTCTGGCGGGCATCATGGCCGACACCGTGATCTGGGTGACGCCTGCGGTGTGGAAGCGCGACCTCGGGCTCGGCACCGAGAAGCGGGACAGCCTCGATCTCTGCAAGCTCCGGTTCGGCGCGGCCTTCACGTTCACCGCGCTCTCCGACGACGGCGTGGCGGAGGCGGCGCTTTTGGCCTATCATGCAGCAGGCTATCGATAAGGGTGGAACCATGAAGCACGATACGACCTCCTTCAAATTTGCAGCGGTCGAAGACCTGATCCCCTACGTCCGAAACAGCCGGACGCATTCGGAGGCGCAGGTCACGAAGATCGCCGCCAGCATCCGCGAGTTCGGGTTCCTCAATCCGATCATCGTCGACGGGGAGAGCGGGATCATCGCCGGGCATGGCCGTCTTCTGGCGGCGCAGAAGCTCGGGCTGGCGCAGGTTCCGGTCATCGAGGCGGCACACCTCAGCGAAGCGCAGAAGCGGGCCTACGTCATCGCCGACAACCGCCTCGCGCTAGATGCCGGCTGGGACAACGATCTGCTCAAGATCGAGCTGGAAGATCTCAAGCTCGACGGCTTCGATCTGGCGCTGACCGGCTTCGACCTCGACGAGCTGGCAGATCTTCTTGCCGAACCGACCGAGGGGCTGACAGACGAAGACGCAGTGCCGGAAGTGCCTGCTGTGCCTGTGACTGTCGAAGGCGACGTCTGGTTGCTTGGCCGGCATCGATTGATGTGCGGGGACAGCACCAGCATCGACGCGGTGGACAAGCTGATGGCTGGACGTAAGGCTGACCTGCTGTTCACTGATCCGCCCTACAACGTGGCTTTCAACGGGCGCAGCGGCAAGCATGATGTTATCAAAAATGACAATCTTTCAAAAGATCAGTTTGAAGATTTCATTGCTGATGTTTGCGGCGTGATCCGCGCCGTTGACCCAAAAGTTTACTATGTTTGGTGTAACTGGAACTTTTATGGCGTGCTGCAAGGGCATTTACCTTACAAGGCTTGCATCGTCTGGGCCAAAAACGTTTTCGGTATGGGGAACGGGTATCGTCACCAGCATGAGTTTTGCCTGTTCAACGGCAAGATTGACGAGGTGGTTAAAAATGAAAGCGACCTATGGTCGATTAAAAAAGACAGCAACTATGTCCACCCGACGCAAAAGCCAGTTGAGTTGTCGGTGCGGGCATTTGGCAACCATGTGAAGCTTCTAAACGTGCTAGATCTATTTGGTGGGTCTGGCTCGACCATGATTGGCGCAGAGCAAGCTGGGCGCAGTTGCTTCATGATGGAGCTAGATCCGAAATATTGCGACGTGATCGTCAAGCGGTGGCAGGCATTCACGGGCCAGCAGGCGACGCTTGAGGCAACCGGCCAGACCTTTGCAGAACTGGAGGCGGTGCGATGCAAAGCCGCGTGATGAGCGGCGCTGAGGCGCTGGCGAACACCTTGATAGGCTATGCAGTATCGCTTGCGGCGACGGCGATCGTGCTCCCGCTGTTCGGTTACGCAGTCAGCGCGGCAGACGCGGTGGGCATATCCATTGCGTTCACCGCGATCTCGCTGGTGCGCTCCTATGCGCTGCGTCGCGCCTTCAACTGGTGGCAAATGAGGGGAGCCGGGTATGGCAAAACAACCGACTGACACTGAAAAACCGAACGTAAAAAAGACCGGACAGAACGGCGGCGCGCGCGAAGGGGCCGGCAGACCGGCGTTCGTGCCCACCGCAGCCGAACGAAAACAGGTCGAAGCGCTGTCCGGTTACGGGCTCACCATTGAGATGATTCGGCATCTGGTGCGTGACGGCATCGCGATCGAAACATTGATGACGCATTTCCGCGCCGAACTGGACGCAGGCAAAGCCAAGGCGAACGCGCAGGTCGGCAAGCGGCTGTTCCAGAAGGTCATGGAGGGCGACACAACCGCCATGATCTGGTGGACAAAGACGCAGATGCGCTGGTCGGAAACGCAGAAGGTCGAGATCACCGGCGCGGCTGGCGGGCCGATCCAGACTGTCGATCTATCGAAAGTATCGACTGAGGCGCTCCTTGAGCTGTCAAAGGCCATCGCAGATGCAACTCCCCAAGATCACGACGGCAGACAAAGACTTAATTGATGCGGAGCTCTGCCGCCGGTCCCTGCTCTACTTCGCGCGGACCTTCTGGCCGGTGCTCGAGCCGGGTCGCCAGCTCGTCACCGGCTGGCCGATCGAGGCGATCGCAGAGCACCTCGAGGCAGTGACGCGAGGCGAGATCCGCAAGCTCCTGATCACGGTCCCGCCGGGGTCGATGAAGTCGCTTCTGACGCGCGCCTTCTGGCCGACATGGAGCTGGATCGCCGACCCGTCGCTCCGCTACATCGGCGCGTCTTATGCCGAGGCGCTGGCGGCGCGGGACAACAGGCGCGCGAAGATGATCGTCGAGAGCGAGCTCTATCAGCGCCTGTTCCCGCGCGTCCGGCTCGCGGACGATCAAGCGCAGAAGGTCAATTTCGCGAACACCGAGACCGGCTCGATGATGGCGACCTCGGTCCGGGGCCGGGCGACCGGCGAGCGCGGCGATGTCTTCGTCATCGACGACCCGCACAACGTCCTCGAGGCGGAGAGCGACGCGATCCGGGGCGAGACGCTGCAATGGTTCCGCGAGGTCGTCCCGAGCCGGGTCAACGACCTGGACCGCAGCGCGTTTGTTTGCATCATGCAGCGCGTCCATCATGAGGACGTGGCCGCTGCGGCCCTAGAGCAGGGCTATGAGCATCTCATGATCCCCATGCACTATGACAGCACCCGGTCGCGCACGACCTCGATCGGCTGGACGGATCCGCGCCGGGAGGACGGCGAGCTGATGTGGCCGGAGCGGTTCTCGCAGCGGGCGGTCGACGATCTCGTCAAGACGCTCGGGCCTTACGCCTCGGCGGCGCAGCTCGAGCAGCGCCCGACGCCGCGCGAGGGCGGGCTCTTCAAGGTCGACCGGATCCAGCAGATCGCGGCGGTCCCGGAGGACGAGGAGATCGTCTGGTGCCGGGCTTGGGACTTGGCGGCAACGGACGGCGCTGGCGCTTACACGGCGGGCGTGCTGGTCGGATGGCGCGTCGAGGCGCGCCGGGTCATCATCGCGGACGTTCGGCGCGCCCGTCTCGGGCCGGACGGCGTGCGGAAGCTCGTCTCCGACACCGCCGACCTCGACGGCGACGAGATCCCGATCTCGCTCCCGCAGGATCCAGGGCAGGCGGGCAAGGCGCAGGCGCGGGACTTCACGGTTCGGCTCGCCGGGTATCGCGTGCGGATCGAGCCGCAGAGCGGATCGAAGGAGACCAGAGCCGAGCCTCTGGCGGCGCAGATCGAGGCGGGGAACGTCGATATCGTGACCGGTCCGTGGAACCGAGATTTCATCGAGGAGCTTCGACATTTTCCTCGGGGCGTGTATAAAGACCAAGCGGACGCCGCGAGCTCTGGCTTCAACGCCGTCGCTCCGAAGCGGCAA